GCTGACATTATCCTACTTGACCGCCCGGTGCTAGATGATCCGCAAGCAAGCCTCGAACGCGAGCCATAAGGGTATTACCCATGCGATACGGTGATGGTTGAAAATCAGGTGAAATACCGCCAGCGTTAGATGCTTGGCGAGCTTGCCAAATATCTACGGCGATCATTAAAGATGCTTGACGAACTTCGTCTAGTAATGCGAAATCTGTGTACGTGTCGCCATAAGCGTAACCGTAAGGGACAATTTCATGACGTGGGGCAGGTGTGTTGTTGTTGCCAGTAATGGCAAAAGTTACTGAATACTCTGCGACTTCGGTAATTGTTTTGTTACCGTTAAATTTAGCTCCCGCACCTTCGATGTTAATTACCTGACCAAGATAAAAGGTGTGAGGATATTGAAAGTAAATAGTGCCCGTTGTGGCTTCGTTGCTATGCGCAATAATAGGTGTACGATTAAAATTTAATTTGCTTTTGACTATGTTTTCTGCTGCTTGGCAGCAATCTTCGACCGTCGCCGAACTGTAAAGCGCACCAATGCCAAGCGCAGCGCGAAGTTCCGCTTCTGTAACGTATGTGGCTGGCATGGTTTCCTTTCTGAGATGTTAGCCCCGGCGCAAGGGCTGTGCGCCGGGGTAACTCGACTACTTACTACGCGAGATTGAAGCGGCGAACACCCTTGCCGGACTTGGCAATGTAAATCGCCATGTAACCGTAGAGATTGATCTCGACTTCGCCCGAAGTAAGAACATTGACGCGAAGGTTTGTCGTTGGGGATTCCCAAACGTATACAGAACCCGGTGCAACAAGAAACGCTGATTCATCAACGATTCCTGAAACTGCAATGTTGTGATCAACAATAAGATCAGTTCCAAGTACGTTTCCGCGAACGGAAGTTGGTACAGCCTGACCAGATGCGTTGAATTGTGGAGATGCGACTGCATAAAGTGGACGCTGTGATCCATCAACGTAGGACATGATCGATGCCCATTGATCGGTTGATGCAACAAGCTTGTTGGCGTAATCGCCACCAGTTCCTTTGTATGCAGCAGCAGCTTCAGTTGAAATGAAGCTTTGGAGTCCAGCAGCAGTAGCAGCGACACCTGTTGCTTGTGTGCCGTTAGCAGTCCAAGCAGCGATGAGTGCGTTATCTGTTGCCTTTTCGTAAGCCTTGCGAAGTTCAGTCATCAAAAGTTCCATGAACGCAGGTGAGCTGCGGTCGATGAGTTCAAAACTGACTCGGTTTAGACCTGAAAACTTTTCGACAGTTACGGTGTCGTAACTTGATGTCATACCTGTTTCAGATGGTGCAGATCCTTCGTTGGTGTCTGCAACGGTTGGTGCAACGTTTGGAGTACCAGCGTTGACATAAAGACGTGGAACGGTGAATGAAAGACCGTTATCAATCAATGCAGCACGTGTAGCAGCTTCAAATGCTGGACGACCTGTAAAGGTGTCTGTGATGAAGGTGTTTAGGTGTGGTGCAAGTGTTAGACCTGTGTTTGTTGAGCTTGAGTCATCTGCTGCGCGAACGAGTTGACGAGCATTATCATCACCGAGAGCTGCCTTGATGTTAGCCTCTAGATATTGTGCGCCAGTCATCGGAGCGATGCGTGGTTGAGCATACACACGTGGTGTTGCTGCTGTAACAGTTGGGCGCGAAGCTTCCACCGCAGGGGCTTCTACTTCCGGCGCAACGGCTACGGTGTCTGGAGTATTCTCCACGACAGCCTCGCTTTCTGTTGGTTGGGTTTCTTCTTTTGCTTCTTCCGCTTCGGAAGCTGCAACCTCTTGAATCTCAGCCGACTTAAATGCCGGATTTGATACCAGAGAAACTTCTACAAGTTTGGCAGCAAGAACGTGTAACACGCCGCCTGCTGGCTTACTGTCAATGACTTCTACGCCGACTGACATACCTGTTTTCAATCCTTCGGATGCTTCGATTAGTGCATCTGTGGCTTTGGTGCTCGCACTTAACTTGAATGTGCCATACCAGCCATCTTCACTTGCTTCAATTGATTGAGCGCGACCTAGACGCACTTTGTCATTATGTTCCTCAAGGAACAATACTTTTTTTGGATCGTCTACTTGAATAGATCCACGCTCAAAGATAACTTTGCCAGCCGATGTGTGACCGACTTCGCCAATAGGTGCAATCTTGCCACTTATTGTGCGGCGCGCTGTATCTGCCGCCGTGATTTCGTTACTAAACGTCAGTTTCATTGATGTTGTTTCCGTTCGGTGTTAGATCTTCCATCTCCATCGCTTGCTCAATAGAGATAAGGCCAAGATTAAGCATCTTCTCAATTACGTTAAGACGTGCCATTGCATCGCTGCGCAAGAATGTGTCATCGATTGCAAATCGCACAATGTTGCCGCGTGGTGTGATGTCGTCAAGACTTAGACGATCCTCAATGGCGGCGTAATAGGGGCGCAATGATAGGTCAACGAATTGTTTTCTTTCGTCAATGACGTTGGCATACGTCATGCTGTTATTCATCTCAGCAGACAAATACCAAGCAGGGACATTCATCATTCGTGCAATCTGAGTAGCCATAAATTGCGCACTCTCGTTGTAAGTCATGTCTTTTGGCGAAAATTGCGTTGTCTGGTAATCCAAAGTGCTAGTCATGTAAGCAGTTGCACGATTCTTGCGTGACTTCTCAAATGAGTTAAGAATTGCTAAAGCTTCTGCCTCAGATAAATCTGCACCTGTGTTTTTAATTACTCCAGTTGGCAATGGCGTAGATACTGCAATTGATGTCGCCTTTTCAAGATCAACAGCAGCGCGTATTGTGCGTCCACCGCGTACTAAAACGCCCTCATCGCCTAATGATTGGAAGGTGACAAGTGAACCCAAACCTGACATTGGTACAGGGTTGCCGTTTACGTAGTATTGAGTAATAAATTCTGTGTAAAGATCTGTGTTGAATGTAACGCGACTATTGGGGATCCACTCGAACGACAATGGACGGCCATCGAACTCGCTGACGCTTGTTACTTGCCAAAATGCTTGGCCATAGAAGATAAGACTGTCGACAGTCCACGCGATTGTTACCGAACGTGGTTGCGCAGGTGATGGTTGTTTAATCCATGCTGGCACGTTGTCAATTTCTTCGCCGGTGCTTTCGCGATAAACTTCTAGCGGCGTTGATGCAATAATGCCTTTAATCAATGAAGCTGCGCGAGCAATTGACGGTACAGATACAGCATCGGTTCTTGAAACGTTAGCTGTTGTTAGTGGCGCAATCTGCCAATTTTCCGACATGATCTGCGGCGCGTTTTGCGCTTCGATTTTTGTCGGTCTGAAACGGTCTAATAGTCCCATCCTCTAAAGGATACCACACAAAACGGACAAAGCAGGCAAATCACACGGCAATAATTTGTGGCTTGCTTTGTGGCTTAAGCAGCTGGTGGACAACCATAGCCAAACTAATTGCTGCCGATACGTCCCCGGCTGACTTTCGCCTAACGATTCGCCAACCCGCATCGGTTTCTTTAGCGGCGCAGTTATTCATGGAGTCCACCAGACTAGCCTGTCCGATGTGAACGATTCGCGCGTTCACCAGCGAATCATATAGATCCGAACACGCTTGGTAAAATACAGTCCCAGACATATCTTGGATTTTGTGACCACTTAAAGCCAGCCGTTCGGCAACGCTCATGGTTGAGTATTTATCGAAGCAAATCATTCTAGGCTTGTATTTCATTGCCCAATCATTGACTTCCACAGCCATTTTCAGCTCGTCAATGGCAACCTGACTTTCAAACTGAGCAATCACGCCAACGGCAATCTTGCCATCATCTTGCACTTGACCTGCTACAAGGCTAGCCATCTTTTTATTGACCGATATATCCATGCCAAAGACAGTGAGTCGACCCGGCTCAATTTTGAGATCTTGCACCGTTAGATCTTCAAACGCGCGATAAGGCCACGGCGATTTGAGCGCGCTTACCCATTGACAAAGCGTTTCGGTGCGACTTGCTTCAACGCTGGATGTGGCTATTGCATCGGCAATAGTTTCTTCATCAATCAGATAGCCAAGTGCCGGGTTAGCCTGATACCACGCGTTTTTATCGGTTATCTTTGCGAAATCATCCGCCGAATACTCCCAATAACCCATAGTGGCAGGTGGATACGACAAAGCCCTAGATCGTAAATCGTTAAGCACCGTGCTAAACGCGTCCCCTGCGTTACTTGTCATCACAATCTGGCTATTGGGACGTGCGCGCGTGACTGGCTTAGCGGCAGTCCACGATTCTTCATCTATCTCGCGTAATTCATCGATGTATAACAAGTCGGCAGTTTTTCCGCGACTGCCATCACGCGTGGCCGCCACAATCTCATATCGCGCACCGGATAACAGCTCTACCGACTCTTGACCATTGGCAACGCGGATCTGTTTGACCTGCGCCGCTAGGTGTGGGTTATCTTCAATGACTTCCACGACCTTGCGGAAAGTGTCCAAAGCCATGCCACGATTGGATGACATAGCAACAATGTTCTTCTCACCAAAAACGAATAATCCAGCAAGGATACGAATACGTGCTAGATGGGTCTTTCCATTCTGTCTTGCTACCAGCAACAGATTTGTGCGCCTTTTGAACATCCCTTTGCTATCAACTTTGAGCATGTCGGTTAAAACGTATTCTTGCCATGGCAGCAACTCTAGATTGCAGTCAACCAGAAACTTTTTGACTTCATCCATGCGACTCTTGCCTTTAATAGGTGCGTTTTGTAAGCGCGGTTTTGTGCTGCCCTTGCGCTTGCTCATTCCGTTCTAGCCCCCGGTTGGTCAGGTGCGGAAAAAGGTGAGTCAGTATCGATCTTGACAAAAGTGTTGGGATTTTTGTCCGTTTTGATCCGATTTGACCCGATTGGGGAAATGT